GTTGTGCAATCACTAGCCGTTGCATATCGAAGGTTCACAGCACTGGCAGTTGTATTCTCATTTGTTATGGCATATGAGCAAATGCGAATTGTCTGATTCGCTGTCGCCGCGACAGCCTCCACATCAGCGGTGGATGCCCCCGCATAATATGTCAAATCACAAGTAGAGATAATAAGACGAGCACGAGGATCTATTTGCAAATCTGTTGCTGTGCCCGCATCCGCAATCGGTCCCGGCAATGTCGCATTGTAGGTAATTCCAGGACGAATTAAGCCAGATGTAGCTGCGGTATACCCGTGGTATGTGACGTCAATAACCGCAGTAGACGGTGAAATTGTCAACTCAACCCGGAATATGTGATATGTTCCAGTCGTCGTGATTGTATCGCCAGCTGCTACAGACGTGCTTGTGATAGCAGAGTATGCTGTAGTATCCGCGCCCTGCGAAACGACCATGTTCACACCGCTTGCTTTGACATTATCCTTAGCTGTCATGTAAGTAAACGTATGTGTCGTCGCGCCGGTAGATGATACATCAATATCGATAGTGCACGAACCCGTGCAGCGCGTATTATAGAAAAACGAGCCATCCGATATCAGTGTCGGCACCTTGACTTGCGCGAAAGCGGTGATAGACAGACAAACTGCCAATATAGCCGCTATTAAGAAATTTCTAACTCTCATTTTGAGTCTCCCTTTTAGATGACAACTTCAAGCCGCCGATCTGAACTACCTGCAACGAATTGTCGAATTGCCTTATTCTGCACAATACAACCCTCACTAGCGTTTCCAGGATCAGCAATCGAATCCCCGTGTATACGGAATAGCGATCGGTCACACATATCATTGGAGGCATCCGGCGTCAAATTCATGCATACCGGTCCCTTAGTTTCGTGCTTGTAAGCCGGACCGATCGTGTAAAATCCGCGAGGTAGAGGACCTTCACCTTTTATACACTGAGCCGTGGGATTATTTTTATATAAACCCTTGCCAGCATATCCGTGACCTGTAACAGTTCTGTCCGCTGATATTAAAATTCCAGTCGATTGTGAGTATGTCCACATAATTTAGTACAAAACGGGCATGACTAACTTACCACATAGCTACGGTGCCGGTGTAACTCATTCTATGGTATATAGTTACACGTATCTAAAATATACCTCCGCCGACCACTCTAAGAAGCCCCGCCCCACTCTGTTGCATTGTTGCTTCAATACGACCACGAAAACCTGCTGATGTCCCATTACCGTTGTCCGCTTTTATCATCATACGGTACGTCCCGCCATCCAAGTATAAGTTCACAGAATTAGCTATGATGTCCTCAAAAGCGTTGGTTCCTGTAGCATTCACATTCTTCGTCAGAACTGGATTAAAACTTCCTCTTGTCCATGCCTTTGCATCATCGCTATATGCAAATCCTATCCCATCAGTATCGGTGAATACGCCAGTAGGACACCCACCATACCATGCGATGTATTTACCGGTTGTAGTATCGTAGGTAAAACCGGGTTGAAAAACGGAGCCAACGTCCCACGAACCCGCTGCGCCTTTCGCAATTACTGGGTTACCGGCGTATGGAGTCCATGTCAAACCTCGGTCTGTAGATTCAGCTTCGCCAATCTGATTTACATTGCTGCCATCGGCCCCCTCAAAAATCATCACCATCAGATTTGAAGACCGCCGCACAACAATAGCTCCATCAGACCTGCCAGAATTCCAGGAACCACCAGCGCCCTCGCAGACAACACAAGCACCACCATTCTGTACCTGCCAATTACCTGCAGTTGTGCAGGTAACAATAGATGATGAGTTACATTTGGCGTAATAGATTCGTCTAGTACCGGGAGAATTATTTCCACCGTGGAACCACGCCTTCCAGACATTATCGTCCGGATCGAACATAAGTGTACTGACTGAGGTCTCAGCAGAAACCGCAGCTTTAAATGTTGTCGTTTGCCCGGCAGTTAGACCACTAACGATATTATTAACGTTAAAAACAGCACTAGACGAGACATCCTGTTGACCGTTAAAATTCCATGTTGTACCGTCTGGCGATGTCGCATATATAGATGGCGTGTCATATTGGAATGTCCCACCTTGATTGCCGACATCGAGAGCTTTCGCCCCAGTATCATTTTCTATAAATCCGATATAATTACCCGCGCCCAACTTCAAAATAGCCCCCGGACCTATCTGGTCGGAAACTCCGGCATTGGCCCCTCCAGACCATCCAAGGTTTTGCATAAATGGCTCAGGTGTAGTCTTAGTTAGCTGTCCAGATAGAGTTGTGACACCAGTTGTGCCGATGTTTGGACCACGCGTTTTAATACCGGCTGGATCGGTCGATGAATAAACCGCTCCCGTAACTCGTCCCCAATTGCCATTGCCGGAAAGGTCGGTAACGAGAGTTGCTCCATCGTCCTTCGCGCCGAATTCGTACCACGCCTGCAAGCCGCTGATGGAGTACGGCGTCACGGCATCGTTATAGAGATCAGTAACGTTCTGCGCCGTCAATGCGACATTATAGAGCAGCAATCGTCTTTCAAGACCATTCAGGAAATTCACAGGTGCGCCAGTTCCACCCTTCGCCCCTATCTGGGCGGGGACGGCATTCAAGATAGTAGATCCCACCAAATTATCAGCGACTGTTGTTTTAGATACCGAAGCCCCATCCACATACATCGTGACGCCGGATGCCAGCCCGTTACCGTTATAAGTCATCACCACGTGATGGTAAGTATTCAATGTCAGCTGATCTGCCGCCGACTGAACAACAACGTGAGCCGTGGTCGCATTCTGAATTGTGAACTGTAGTTTAGGAAATGACGATCCGGTTGCAACGAAAAAGATCCAGCCTCGATTATTTGCCGTAGCGTCTGACTTGCCCATCATGCAAGCACCGGCATTTGTCTTCATACTAATCCAAACAGCGGCACTCCACGCCTGTGTATACTCCCAGTTGCCGAGCGTTGTGTTCAAATCGATCCGCTGAGATGAGGCTGACGTGAAGTCACGCGAGGCAAATGCGGAGTTGGTGGCTAGTACAAACAGTACCGATGCTAGGAACAGTGAGCGTTTTATGAATAGATTTCTCATATATTTTAAATTTTCTGTTTGTTTCCATTTCTGTATGTCAATAGAAGTAAAATACCCTGCAACATGGTCAACGTTACTCCGATGCCAATGCCGATGCCTGTAAATCTATCCATTGAAGATTTCAATGCTTCAAACTGTTTCACTTCCGCATCCTGGCGTATTGTATTGTCCGAGACTTCTTTATCTAGACGGTCAAGTCTCGCTTCGAGAAGCGCATTAGTAGTCTCCTGAGATTGTTTCACCGGAAGTGTATAGACACCTTGGCCGACAAGAGCGGTGCTGCAAAGTAAGAATATGAAAAACACTATCTGTAGCATTATCTGTAACCTGCGCATCATCTTCGATGAACCTCTAGCTAAGCCTTTCTACAACAAGCACAGACTATTGTAGAGGATGGTCACCTAAGCCATTTTGTGCCCCAGTTCTTATGCGCCGTTCGACAGCATGTTAGTAATACCGGTTACCTGCATAGTTGGGTTTTCCGGGCTGAGATCCATGGATATACGTAATACACGTACCGTCTGCCCACTATAAACTACTGAATAGGTAGGTGATCCGGTATGATTGAACTTTCGCGCTCTCCAATGAGTGACACCTAGCACTGTATTAACATCAATCAAGTCATACATGTTCGATCCGAATACAAGAACGCCGGAAGCGTAATGCTGGTATACACGATCGGCACCGATTGCCGTGTTATAAAGTGCCACATTCGCCATGTTCCCAGCAAAGTGAGAAGTTCCGCCGACAGACATACCCAGTTCCAAATTGACTGCATTATCTGCTAGTGTTGAAGTGCTCGTAACATCGGAAACATCTACCCCATTGAGATAGACATGCACATCTGTACCGTTTTTGGTGCAGCAGATATGCGACCACTGATTAATCTGGACAGCTACCGTAGAAAATGCCAGCACAGCTGCCCCGGATTTTACAAAAGAAATAATTCCACTGGACCCGATCTGCACTCCGTAGGCATTTGCTCCCTTGTCGATAATATACGGAGAAGTACTCAAATCGGTCGGGTATACCCAAACTTCGCAGGTGCATACATCCCCGAGATCGATAAGAGAACTGTCCAATACAAGAGCATTACTTGTCGAACCATTGAATAAAGTTGAGGTATTCGAATCTTCCAACAACGGACCAGTCTGCCCATTCGTACAGAAAAGAAAACTTCCACTGTAATTATTGCCACTGGAATCGAGCATCGTAGATGTCACATCATTCATGCGATACAATACGGATGGAATATCCCGCAGCACTTGCAGTGCGTAGATCAAGTCTCTATTCACACAAGACAATGGAAATTTAACTGACGGGAATTGGACAGCTGGCCCCATCAATTCTGAGTATCGATACGTCATTGATGTAGATACACCGGCCAAATCATCTCCAATCAATCTTTCATTAAGCACGAGAGGAATGTAGTCTTTAACAACAGCCGTGCCCAGAGTACCGCGAAGATCAGTCGGGGCTAACGGGGATACGAGATATGCATTCTTGAGCGGACTAAACAGCCGGTTAATCTGAATAGCCGACATGAATTGCTGATTTGACGGCACCATCAAACTGTCCCTGAGAATGTCGTACTTATCAGTTACCTGGAAATCTGCAGACTGTGTCGAGCTTGCACTGGTATAGATGTAAGGCGCGTAAAGATTGCTTCTAGTACTGTACACAGATAGCAAAAACGATACTTGGAATTCAAGCAGCAAATCTTGCTGTGTCATTGTTGCTTCAGTTAAAACAAAACCAGCTCTAAGTGGAGTGCTGACGGCTGATACTGTATTGGCCTCAGCTTTCAAGGCTTCGGATACCCAAAGATTGACCTTCAAACTTGCCGCAGCAAACCCGAAGAACTGAGTCATGAATTGATACAGGACAGTAACTGGATTTTCCAGAAAAATAGGCTCTGTACCGTTATTGTAATGTACTAGAATGCGAGCAGCCGACAAGGCTGTCGGGTAAATAGCCATTTCATCTATCGTGCCGTTGAAAAAATCCGCAGTTGTAGAGATCGTACGGCCCATGTTCAACGCGGATGCTGTACCGGCAATTGTTCTATTTAAGATGACAGTTGTAGAATCGGCACCGTTGATATAGATATGAATTGCAGAGCCGTTCTTAGTAACCGCGATATGCGTCCAGACTCCATTTGTTAACGATGACAGATTCTGTGCAATAAGCCCCACACTCTCCTTGGAGAGCATAACTAGAATTGTGCCGAGAGTATTCTGCAGTGTAACGAGATAACCATTCGCACCCTTCGAAAATATAGTGTGTGTTGTCCCGGCTGATGTATTAGGTTTTACCCAGCATTCTAATGTGAATACGTCTCCTGGATCGAGCAATGCATTGTCTGGAACTGTAATATATTGAGTGCTGCCGTTTAGCAGAACAGCCTTGTTTGGATCACCCAATAAAGGACCGGTTTGCTGCTTAGTTGGTGCTCCGACATACGTGCCGGTTTGCGCATTAGCTGTGTTATCAGCTGCAGTTGTTGCCGCAGAAGCATCATTAAGACGCCAGTAAGCACTTGGCGAGTCGGCCATGACTTCAAGATCATATCGGGTATTGCCGGATGTCATGCCACGCGCAACGACTGCAATCTCCTGTAACTGTGCACGGTCGGGATCTCGCTGATCGAAATCGAAATCTATGACGGTCATTAGGACTCCGCCATATGTTGCAGTTGTTACGGTATATGCGGTCCAGTAGTCTGTAGGCTGTTCTAAAACTTCGTACCGATAGACAGCATCGACAGACATGCATACATGCTGGGCGACGACATAACGATATTTAGCTGAACCGATCGCCGGGTCGATTAGAAATGCCGGAGAAATGCCAGGAATACCGATCCCCGAACTCATATCACCAACAATGATCGGCACAAGCTGATTTAAATAACGGCATGGAGAGCCGTCCAGCTCTGTTGGAAGATTCGGAAATAATGCAGCTGTGAATGTTTTCCCGGCAGAGTTGCCATATCCATAAGTGGATAATGGATTTGCAAATACAGACCACACATTCGATTGTGTCTGGACTTCCCCAGTCAGAATATTGTGTGCGGTGATTTCACATTGCAGTTCACTCATTGTCCAGGATGAGATAGATCCGGTGAACAGCGTTGTGAATGAAGCCTCCCCATAGTCTGGATCACCAATCTTGATTACAACAGTCTTGCCCTCTGGATTGCCTTGGTATGTTGTCAGAGCCGTTGAAATCTCTCCGTTGCGGTCCATCAAAGTAACAACAGCGTCTGTCTTGGAAAACGACCCTGTTAGATGGTCAACAGAGCGCTCAAGTCCACTGATGCCAAGTAATAGATCCGTATAATCATGCGAGGCTGTACGCAATCTCTGGTACGAATAATACCCGGTAAAGTCTACTCCGTCCGTGGCGAGTACGCCCCATGTGATGGCAACTGTGATGACGTTCATTATAGTAAAGTAATAACCCTGTCCGTGAACTGATGAATCTCATAGTAGATATCATCTACTGGAGATGTTAAACTACTGTCAGGCTGCATATTCACTGTGATCTTTCCTGAACCATTTGTAATCGTTGCGGTAGTGATCAAGATAGTTCCTGATGAAGCCACCGTAGCCTGCTGCAGCGCGAGATCAATCGAACTTGCGATCGTTCCAGCTTTGTTCACAGCCGATACAAAATAGTGCAATTGACGAACTTGGTATTCTGTACCATTGTTCGCCATTACTGTGAACATGACATAACAACTAAAACTAGCTGCCGATGGCAAATCTACATCAAATAATGCAGTACTAACGTTATCCGAAACGCCGAGCTTCGATGCCCGGATAATCTGACTTTGCGCAAATGGCTGCACTGTAGAGCTGCTCGCTCCACGTACTGGAGTCCATATTTGATACGGCGCTACCTTACCCGCCCCAGTACCTGCCCCAGAATATATATTTCCAGATATTCCAGCCTGATCTGAACCTGACGCGTCTGCCGGACGTAAAGCTCCCGGCATGCGATAGGTTATCGTAATGGTATAGACTACAGCTCCGACACCGTTATTGAAGATTCTCGAATGAATTACTCCTGTTGCCCCCTCGTCCTCATATGGATGATCAAAAATTTCACTGTCCATAACAGGACCGATAACCGTACCGAGCGGCGGAATAATCTTATGTAGTACACGCTTTGTTCCAGTCCTTGCGCTGTCTTTGTACACATCAAAGATTCCAAGTCCGGCAGAAATCTTGATCGATACAATATCTACAACATTAGCCGCACTAGCTAGTGTTATGTCATAGTCGAATGATGTACCAGCGGGGATACTGCTGACTACAAATGTTTCAGTTTGATAGACACTCATTAGCTAGAACTTTGACCTCGACTATCTTCCAGAAAAGTTAGTGTTGCTGAACTGTATAAATCTACCTGACGATCGAGCTGATTCTGGAAACGCCCGAAGTAGCCGTCTGTTCCAGTGGACGCCGGTAGTATAAAAATGCCATAAACATTACGTTTGTTCTGGATATACAAGTTGCGCAGCACCGTAAATTCTGCATTACTGAGCGGCCCAAATGGCAACATCAGTTTTGTTTGTCTATACATCGACTCGATATGTTGAATACCGAACACAGATGTCTGCTCCAGGTTCACAAAATCGTCTTCCTGATGCCAGCCGTAGCGAAACTGGTAAGTAGACGTAGTAAATGGCCCGATCATTAGATAGCCCACTTCGATATTCGAAGAGTTACCGGTATCCGAGAACAGTACTTTCCAATAACGCCATGTTTGCGTGGCAAACAAAACGAATGCATCAAATTGCCTCCATGTCATGGTTGTCGTAAACTGGCTACCATTCGGATTTGCGGATGATCCACCGTTAACGGTAATTACCGCAGCCGCAGTCAAGTTGTGATTGATAATCGCCACACCGGTAATAGCCTTTGCCGATCCAAGATCGATCTGATAGTCACCAGTCTTAGCCCCAAATTTATGCGTCAATGAAATAGGTGTTGTTTTCACATTTGCCGCAGGAAAAGCGCTGTTCGTCGAAGATGCCGCTAGTGTCGATGCGGGAATAGTATTGTCAACTTCACTCAAATATGCCCAATGTAACGCCATCCTAGACTCCTAATACAGAACGTGCCCTTGTGCGACTCCTGGTCGCGTCTGTTTTCCACATACGCTCTAGAGCCGGGAAGATCTGCTCGCGTACCGATTTTTCTACACTAGGGCCATCCATCGCATTAATCGAGAAGTGCACGTGAACATCACCAGCACTAGTATTGCCGCCGCGATTCCGGCTTGCTGGAATAACCTCTTCACCCCGGTGAAGGTAAGCATACCCATCACGCGGAATATATGAACTACCGGATGCGAACGCTCCCAATCCAAGCCATACATTGTTTGGGTTGGTATTCACTGGAGGATTATTCGTTCCTGGAGGATTTTGTACTGTTACAGTGCTGCCGCTAGCTGTATTAGTATTGTCTTCCGTTGTCGTAATCGTCGGCTGAATAGTTGTACCACCCGGTGTTGTAGACGTTCCAGCAGGCAGTCCTCCGCCGACAGGAACCCCGCCGATGATCAAAGTACCTGGAGGTAGAATCAATCCAGTACCTTTATCGATCGTATCGACCGGCGCACCATAAGGATTTCCATTTCCACCGGAAGCTGTATCCGCAGCACTACCCGCTTCAGCGATAGCTAAAGCCAACTTGTGGAAAATATCAGCACTCTTTGCTGCGATGCCTGTCAACAATTCAAGCTGAGTACGCTGATCTTCCAGCGCGAGACCCTCTTTCATGAGCTGATCAATAGTGGCATTAATCTTGTCGATATCGCTCTGTTGAGCGACACCGAGAATGTTCATGTATGCCATGGTCTGCTGAGCGAGAGCATCCAAAGTAGAAATTTGATTCTGCTCCGTCGTGATCGTATTTCTCAGTGTAGCAATCTGGATTGTCTGTGTAGTGATCTGCTCTTCTAATGCAGCCTTCTGTGCTGTAATCTGCGCCGTAGCATCCGTCTTAGCCTTATCAAGATCGGCTGTAGCCTGCGCTACATCACCGACAGACTGTGCAAGCTGCTGCTGCAGTGTTTGTAACAAGGTTACACGGCTCGCGGCATCCTGTTGTGCAAACTGATTCTTGAGTGCATCGAGACTTCTCTGTGCATAAACAGCCTGGACCGAACCCTTTGTTGCATTGATAATAATCTGGAATTGATCTTCAGCAACCTGACGCGATAAATCCTGAATTTGCGTGGCAAGATCCGCCTGCTTGCGTACAGCATCGTCATAAGCCTTCTGCGTTTCACTGATGGCATTTGTATACTGGTTTGTCCAGTAAACGTTATCCCCAAGCTGCTTTTGCGCAGCAGAAACCGATGCCGTCAAACTGATAATGGATGAATTTGCACCGTCGATAACAGTCTGTGCAGCCTGGATCTTTGAATTGAGAAGATCCAATTTCTGTTGATAAGCGTCTGCTAACTGTTGTTGGAGATCCGCCAATTTGTTTTCTACGTCAGCCTGAGTAGCGATAGCTGTCTGTAATTTAGCTGCCGCATCCGCCGCATCCTGCTGAGCCTGCTGCAGAGCGGCAAATTGTGCAATAAGAGGCGGTACGGTTATACCTACGGCAATCAGTGCGGCATTCATATTTGTAATATCGGTACCGAGTACCTCAAGAATACGGCTGCTCGCTACACCAGTATCGCTCATCATCTGCAAAGCCTGTTCCATGGCATCCACACCGGTAGGAGCGCCGGTAACTTTATCGATGATCTGCATCGCAGCCGCGAGATCATCGGCTTGCTTCTTGAGAGCCGCTACGGCAGCTTCCTGTTCAGTGGCTGTAGCAATACCCTTATCCATATCCGACAGGATCTGGTTGAGCAACGGGCGCATATTCTGGTACATCTGATTTACGACAATGGCATTGTCTCTTCCCTTTGCAGCAAAGGTATCCGCCGCAGTCTGGAACTTCGACCACAAATCTTCTACCGCAGTTTTGGCGTCTGTCGCACCCTGCATAGTCTGCTTACCGGAAGCGAGCAGGGCATTGTTCTCGTCAACAATAGATGCTAAAGCTTGTGCAAATGGATTCTGAAAACTCTGAACGAACTCATTAGCAACCAAGTGAGTCTTGCTAATAAGAACTGTAACAATAGCGGACACAGCGGCAACGGCGGCTGCGATAGCGGCAGCTTCTGGATGCCCGGCCTGTAATAATCCAAGCGCCGCACCTGCAGCTCCCCCAGTTATAGCACCGCCAATACCTCCAATTTTACCACCGATACCAGCTCCAGCCATCGCTAGTGCTCCGGTGAACTTACCCATCTTATTGAACAACCCATCGGGTCCATTAAAGAAGGTGTCCATCCAATCGGTGAGAGGCTTAACAATAGCTTTCATCAACCCATCCTTGATCTGCTTCGTGAACGCATCAATAACAGGTTTGAACATGTCTGTTGCAAATGTTGCGAAGTCTCTCCATGTAATTTTACCCTTCGCCAGAAACTGCTCAAACAGACGATCGAATGCGTGGCTAAATTCACGCTCATATGCAGCCGCGCTAGCCTTCGCCAATTCATCTCCCTGCTTCTTGATCTTCTCCATATCTGCCGGACTGATCATTGGATTCTCGCCAGGAAGATTGCGCCCTGGATGTGTAGGATCGTTATTATTCACTTCATTAAGAATTTCAATTGGACTCAATCCGCCACTATTCACATTATTCATAGCAGCCTGATTGCTCCGTATGGAAGCGATAGCTACAAGTTCTGCATAATAGCTCTTAGCAGTATCTGTACCGACATCTAGCACGTGATTAATCTCGCGCTGAAACTGGAGATAGTCGTTCTCGTGCTTTAATAATTCAATCAAAGCGGAACTGGATTCCTCGACCATCTGCTTGCCCTTACGCGCATCTTCGATATACGCCAGAAGTGCCGCATCTTGGAGATTTAGAGCATGTCCGAGTGCAAGTTCGAGATCAATCTGCTTTTTAATTTCATTCCCGTGAACAAGCATAATTGCTTGGAAAGATGTACCAGATGCAAGCAGATTCTTAATAGCGTCATCCCATGATTTATCTTTTGCAGTTACATTATTCACTTCATCCATGTGCTTTTGAACTAAAGCATTATATTTAGCCTGCTCTGCACCAGCAATTTTGATAAGTTCGGTATGTGCCTGCGTAGCGGCAGCTGTTGCACGCACAGCTTTCTCATGCTCACGGTAATCAGCTGCGGCAGCTAGCACATCCTTCCGCAACTGATCAACGGTCGTACGGTAAATCTCAATGTGATATCCGAGATTGTTGAAATTCTCTGCAGCTTTCTTGAGATTCTGCATTTCCTCATCATGCGCAGTTGCTTGGTCCGCCTGAGCCTGCTTAACAGTGTCGTAAGTATCCTTTAGATCTCTCAAGAGAACGGCAACAGCTAAAATTGCAGCTCCCCAAGCCGCTATAGATATATTTAGCGCATCTACTGCTGCGGCAGCGGACATAACCCACTTCGTAAGCCCGAAGCCTATAATAACCGTTAATGCCAATCCTAACGTTTTCAGTTCTGAACTGTAAGTTATCGTGCCTTGTGCAAGATCGGCAAATGCTTTTGCAGTACTTAGTAAGGCCGGTGTTACAGCGTTAGAAAGTTCAATTTCAACCGCGTTCAATCGATCTCTGACTATTTTTAGCTGGCCTGCTGCATCTTCAGCTTTCTTAGCAACACCGTCTTGAAGTGCGTGTCCGGTACCGTCCATTGCATCTGTGCTGGCTTTCAGCGCACGCGTGGCTAGATCTGTCACATTGCCCAAGCGTGTCATAACATCTTCGACACGCACACCCTTGAGACCAAGTGCGTCCATGATGGCAATCGTATCTGCACCGGCTTTCTTCTGCTCCGCAAGACCTGCAGTAAACGAAAGTACAGCTTTGGTCGGATTGTCCTTCCAAGCATCTGTAAATTCTTTTGCAGTTAAACCTGATACTTGAGCGAACAAAGCCAGATGATGATTGCTGCCGTTAATAGCTTCACCGATATCCGTAACTACTTTGATCATGCTGGATGAAGACTTCTCAGCACGCAGCCCGGCAGACGCCATAGCCGTAGCCATAGCCAATGTCTGGCTTGCTGACATATTAGCCATTGCCGCCACGCCGGACAATGCCAGAGAGAAGTGCAAGACTTCTTCAGTTGTTGTCGGGAATTCTTTACTACCGAGAGTGAACACCGCATTCGCAAGAGTTTTGATCTGGTCTTGAGGTATATGCAGGTTGTCTGCAAGACGCACGAACGCCGTTGTCGCCTCATCACCGGATAGTTTCGATACGGTACCGATACCGGCAATAGACTCCGTGAACTGCATCAAATTGCTCTTAGAGATACCTAACTGTCCACCAACTTCTGCAATTCTCGCGAGATCTGCTGCAGCTACGGGTAGTTTTGTGGATAGATCAATAAGACTCTGAGCCATGCGCTCAAACTCGGCATTTGTGCCGGAGACCTTGGTTTGAATACCAACCATGGCATCCTGGAACTGAATACCAGTGTTGATAACATCCTGGATACCGGAAATGATACGCGTGAATATAAATGCTGCCACAAAGCCGGTAACTGCCGACTGCATTTTCTTCATGGTAGCTTCGAGACGATCAAAGGCTGTAGTAGCCTGCTGAGAAGACTTTGATGCAACTGGTCCGATTTGGGCGAGCGCAGAACCGTAGGCATTGACAGCCGTAATGGCTCCTTGTGCGTTCGTCGTGATGTTGAAAATAATATTCGGCATCGTTTACTCGGACGGTTGTTCTAGAAAATGAAATTCAGGACCTCGATTCTTATTGGACTCTGCCTCAGCAGCCCTTGCATGAGCCTCTTCACGACGTTCATCGTTCTGCCTGTTTAGCTCCGCTTTGGAAGCAATAAGTTCTGTAACCGTAATAGGGTCCAGCTCTGACTCTACCAGCAGGCCAAGGTCTGCAGAGTTTACTAGTCTAAATAGTCTATCTACAGCAGGATAGACATTCTCTCTATTGGCGAAGATATCTTCGTTATGCGCATACACATTGTGCGGGCATACTGTTCCACCTTCTATACCATCCACCCCATAGGGCAAGCTTTCACAAGCTGCCGGACTTCTGCGCAGCCAAGGACAGTGATGCTTATTTGGAGTATTGCTGCGAATAGCATCCTGGGATTCTTTATCCCCCAGTAATCTAAAAAGTTCTACGAACGATTCCTCACGCGGACAACTCTCAATTTCATTCGCGTCATTCCACGTCCGTAGAGCTTCAATAGCGCTATCCGCAGCTATACGTTTTTTTCCACAAGGTCCGTAAAGATCTTGTCAACCAGCCAGATTTTGTGCCACAACGGAACGCTATCGATCCAGGCAGTTTTATTATCCGATCGGCATTCGATACCACTCACGAGAGCGCCGGATATCGATTGGACTGTCGCATCGTAAAGCTTTTCCAGCGTGTTGTAGTTTTCAGCTACCGTCCAGAGATTCTTTTTCTGAAGATAGCGGTTACGCTTGGATGCCTTATATTCGCGATACTGGGCCTCTGTAGGCTGCACGTAAGAATGAACCATCTCAATGTCCGCAATTGTATCGGTGATCTCGTCATAGATCGGCTGATGCGTTACAACGGCATTCAGGACAGTCGCATCGACATTGATATCAAATTCGGTGCTGTCTTCAGCTTCAATAGGCTCGCTGCGCAGACCCCCAAATGTGTGTTCGACAACACTCGGCTTGAGATTCGGATTGTTATCAAAGAACCGGCGCTGCTGATCCGGTGTGCCGGTCGCATTGGACATTCTTACGAAATGATCATTGAAAAGAGATGCATAGACAGAGTTATCGGCATTCTCGATCTCCAAGTCACGTTTCGTGCGCCGGTAACCCGCAACAATCTTACTCAGTACATCCTTCAGCTCTTCAGGCTTGTAAGGAGACATGAATACATAGACAGTCGGACTCTTTGCACCTTGCTTCAATTCAAGCGGATATGCTGTAACTGCGGCAAGATCGAGAAGTGGTTTCTTATTTTTCCAGGTAATGGATTGGACAGTGGTCGGGGAGACAGTAGACATGAGTTACTCCAAGTGGCCCTAGCTGGGCGAGTTGAATTTGCCGGATTTTTAAGGAATCCGGCAAAACCTTTGCAAACCAGAGTTATATGATACGACGAGTTAGCTGACCGGCTACGGTAAATGTAACCTGAGCTTCCAAGTTTGCACCGTGAGCGCCCTGAAGAATCTTATAGCTCGACAGAACAGCTGCACCGCTGAATCGCGGATTGGTTGCACTGACTGAACTGCTAGCATCCGCGCCAACTTCAATACCAAACGGTGTATGAGCTGCACCGAAACCGCTGCTACCGAGAAGACCGGAAATCGTCGCATCGACCTTGGCTGAAGCAAAATCCTGCAGGAATGTAGCCTGCACAGACCAGCTTTCCAGCCCAGAGATCATCTTCAGAACATTATCGCCGTGTGTATCGTTCGGAAGAGTTGCAACCGTTGTATCGAGAGTAATGTCACGTGCATGGTCAGAAAGGTTCACACCACCAATACCGATGAACCCGTTCTTCCAGCAACCGAAGCCGTTGGCCATAAAATTTTTCTACTCCTAATCGTTACAACAGGGAGGCGTGCTGCGTGCCTGCGCCGCAATGATGCGGTAAAAAGGCAAGTATGCAGTATAGTCACGGGCTGGAAGAAGATTATTTGGCCAAGTCTATAAGCCAGATACGGTAGGTCTTAATTGCACCTTTGTACCAGCGTAGTAGCTGCTCATGAAACAGTTTCGATGCCGGATAGTATCGGAAAGTCTCAAGAGTACTTCTGTCAAGCCATTCTTGCCAACGATGCTGAAAAGCAATTCCTGCGGTAATAAGATCCTCGTGCAGTTGTTTTTTATTCTTCGTGATGTAAAACTTATCGAGAACGGCAGATATATCCTTAGAGAGCAGGAGTCCAGCCTCGTATAAAACTATATGTCCAGATGGGATATTCCAGTCACCGGCCTCGAAACATTCCATCATGTCTACGGTAAAGTCTCTAAGATGCCTGATTACTAGGTATAACACGTTAGGATCTAATCGCTTGAGCTTGGAACTCTGCATAGAAAGTTTTACTTCCTGTCTCACCGCGCTGCATGACTGCTGGGCCGTTAATCTTGAAGATATCTGTATATTCCACGCCATTTATTGTGGTATCCCCAAGCCCGTCTAATAGATCAATAATACTTAGTATATTCATCAATGCAGTCTGCGCCGATGTATGTCTGGATAAAATTTGGAATCTGGAAGTGTCGAATTTGATACCGCCAGGATTAGCCTGTTTCCCGTGTGTTCTAGTGCTGCGTCTATCATATTCAATGATAGCAATTTGATTAATCGGTTGCGCAGCTAGCTCATAGATAGTAATCGGAGTTACACCTTGCCCTATTAAATAGGTATATATGTCTGCTCCAATGTTAGGCGCTCCCACTATCGTCGTCTCCTAGGAAAGTCTTCACAGATAGCCATCTTACGCCCGCGTCACATACACAGCAGGATTCACATCCCCAACATCGGACGCAGATATACTCAGATTCATGGAAATCACAATCCAGACAAGTCGATACCACTTACCTATATGTCCTTTCAATGTCATCTACTAATTCCTGCAGGGTTTCTGAAGCACCTTCCGGTAAATCTTCTGCAATATCCAGCATGTGAGCTTCTACAAACTTCGGACCCGATCCCGGCAATGTATATTTGCGATCCCGTAAATCGTCATGCACATAAGCCGCGTAGTCCACAAATCCGCCAGCCGGTGTCTCTCCACCGTAGATGACAGCATACCCCTCTTGTACGGCTTCCACGCGCCCTGTAGAGCGCAAAGCCCCGGTATCCTTCGGGCACGTTGGATAACTGCCATACAGCGAATCGTAGAGAACTTTATTTGCGATGATCTTTGAAGACTGTTTCGCTGCAATAGGAATCCCATTAACCAGTGCCTTGATACCAGCTACAATGCTATCAATATTGTGGGTAATTTTGACTGCCATTAGAGTATCGCTTTGTATAGAGTCGTGCCACTGCTGCGCAGTTCAGAGGAACTATCGACATGCAAAATACGAAATGCGCCGGATACCGCTTCTGGATTGGTCACCACACTGGTACCTAAGTAGAGATAACCACCTATTGCAAATGCAGTTTGCGTGGAATACACTATAGAATGACCGAGATCCTCATCCCCGCGCATATTCTGGAACTTAACTACCTTACTCTCGAAACGCACTCCGTTATTCGTTGCTGGGTCCAATACAACCGGAGCTGCGAAGACGGGATCTCCATAGACACCGTACGATCCTGTAGGTGCCCAGTATGTCGCCACGGCATTCATGGCTGCAGTAAACAACGACATTTAGCTCCTCTTAATCCTTAGTAAGATGTCGCGTAAAATTCTTACTATCTTCACGCGGAGCGGCACGGAAAGTCCCGCGAGGTATGCCAAGATTAGCTAGAAAGCTACTGCGATCGAGAACAAGAACTTGCTGCCCGTATACCGTTAGATTCAAACCTTTTCCCCACGCTGTTGTAACAGAATATGGGAAACTGTGCTGTTCACCGTCCCCGACCTTGGATCGGATAGCAACCGGATCTCGAATGTCGGCAAAGTGAGCGGCTAGCCAGCGTTCTATCTCGAACAACTCAGCATCACTTAATGGTGGATTTGCAGCACTTGCCGGGATAACATTGGTTAGAATATTAGCCACATTGATAAACGCACCTAGAGTGGTATCATCAAGAGCTGTAGAGAAAATTGCGCGGAGATCGGTTACAGTTATACGTGCCATGAGTGACAGTATGAATCCACGCCACTCACGGCACAATTTGGTGGGAGTTTTAGCTGCTAATTGTAACTATTCCACCACCTTCGCCGCTGCGATCCAATTTCGGTGTAGCAGCTTGCGCAACAAGAACTGTCCTGCGAGTTTCGATTGCAGTAATAACATCCTCGCGTGGGGCCGCAGCTTCGCATTCGAGATTAAAAATGCGATCCAGCTCTTCGGTAGTCTTGATACCAGATATGTATTCCAGAGCTTTTTTCTTGCTCAGCTTATCGATATCGAACTTGATATCCTTTTTCTGGGTATTTTCGGCTATCGTTACAGGTGGCATACTAGGAAGCTTTTCAGTTTTCACGGCGGTACTTGTCGGTGGATCGCTGATGGTTGCTTGTCCAACAATTGTCTTCGTGACACTTGCAGGATCTGGCGAACCGTCACCACGAACGACTACCATCCGCCACTTGTTTGCAGCTAGTTCGGAGGGTAGTGGAACAAAATCATACGGCGCTCTGTGTAATTTCATTACACCTTCAGCATCTGGCCGGGAAATCGCTCCTGAGAGGAGCCGATAAATTATTGCCATGGGATTCCTTTTTTATTTGACATACAGAACAGCTGAGTATAGCATATCTTTCGAAGGAGACAGGAACCTAAATGATGTATTCGAAAGGACCGTACAGAGTAACCGGTTTGGATACTCCAGGCATGAAAGTTATAAATAGCGCTACCGGTGAAATTGTTGCTGCGGCGAGCACATACGCTCTCGGAGAAGATACAGGTACCGGTAATGCCATTATCCTCTCCAAAGCACCGCAGATGTTCGAGTTGATCGAGCAGTTGTACAGATTCATGCAACGTAATGGCATTGCAGGCTATGAGGGTAGTCAGCTTGCCATTCTCCGGTTTATGATTGCCCAAGCAGGCGACATTATTGAAGTCGCGAATCGTGAATATCAGGAGAATACATAACAAAAAAGGGGAGGCATTTAGCCTCCCCTTAATCTTTACAACTCAGCTATTTAGCTGATTCCGGTCACTGTGCAGATACCCGATCCGGCAGCTGCGTCAGACTTAACTCGCGGTGCAAGCGCTGCCATCACCTTGAAGTGAAGCATAAGACCGCCCTTTGTTTCCCACTCGACAACCGTCAGGTCCTGACCGATAGCCAAATCTACCACGTCACGGCGCATGGTAACCATGACACCAGTTCCAGAAGTCAGACGATCACCAGGACGTACATCTTCGATACCCTGGATACGACGGAGACGATCGAAAATCTGATCACCAGAACCGTCCGTCAGGAAATTACGAAGTTTGTTGTACTGCGCTGTCGGAGCGTAAAGAACATACTGACCACCGAAGTAGCGAGCACCTTCCAGGACACCGATAACGTTGATGACGTCAGTCTGCGGGTTAGTTGCAGTTCCCCATGACGACCCAGCCTGAGTATTGATGCTCGGATGCGTTGTGTAGCCGTACAGGTTATTCGATGTCACGTTACCGGCACCGGTCTGTACTGAACCGCCAGGAGCAGTACCAAGAGCACCTACTGTGCTATTCATTCCATTGAACAGAACTTCTTCCATCTGCTCTGTAACCTTCTGAGCAGCCGTCTCGATCTGAGTACGATCGATAGGAGCACCGATACTATTCGGACCGCGTGAAGCTTCCAAGCGACGAATATTGATACTGAAATCCTTGTGGAAGATCGGGACCGGAACACTCACAAGAGTGAATGTCACACTATCCTTTTCACCTTCGGTTACGCCGGAGAAGTCCACGTTCGCAGCCGTCATATCACCCAGCTGTTCATACTGCGAAAGAACCACACCAAGTCCACCGAGGTTGAATGACAGCCCACGGCTAACAAGGTCGCTGATACCGATGAGACGCTGACGAGCAACGCCCACAAGGGTCTCGTCCAACTGTTGCCATTCTTCCTTACGGAGTACATCGTTGGTACGAAGAGCGCCGATGGCATTGAGTCCGTTGGTAGCGAGGAATCTCGCCGGACTGCCGCCACTGCGCAAAAAGTCTGCTGCGTGTTGAATAAGTGCCTTGTCCATAATTCTTAGATAACCCTCGCTCTGAATCGAATTCCGGCTGTGGTCGTACCGGCTACTGTTGCGTTTGCAGCTTCATCAGCCTGCGCCACGTAGTAGTTGGTGCTAGTCTGCGCTGTTAGCGTACCGTCACCAGCAGACATCAGGAACGCGCCACGTGAAACGTTCTGACCGGATGCCAGGAATGCCCAAACGATCGTACCCTGCGGGCAGTCCGCGTAAACCACACGATCACCAGATGCGTAAGCCGTTGAGACTCCGCCTCCCTGAAAGTCCGTCTCAAGTGCAAACAGCCGAGCCGCCGCACCACCTGACGTTGCGTGCTTCTGGACGCGTCCTGTTGAAGAGTTGAATTCAAGCAAGTGTCCTGGACTCAGGATAGCGTTACCCTTATCCTCTCGGACTACAAATGCTTCGCCGCGAAGAATGACTGTGTTCGGCATGATTAGTTAGTACCTCTCTGTGCGTTCTTGCTGGTCTGAACTGCAAAGTCCACACCCTTAACTCCGGGCTTTGCCAAGAGAATAGTCGGAGCAATTGCAATCTCTTCAGCATTTTCAATGCGTGCGCCAGCGGCGACACGGAAAGGCGAAGTGGTATTCGGTACCAACATTGCCAAGGTCTTATCGAGCGATGCTTCGCTGAAAGCTGCAAGCTCTTCCTGCGTGAAAGTGTTACCGTTCACAGCCAGGATCTGTGTGATCTTGTTTGCACGAGTCGCCTTCTGCGCATTCGTCACACTCTTAACTGATGCAAGCTCTTCCTCGGACAGACCGAGAGTGGCCATCATCACTTCTTTTGTAATAGTTGGCGCAACCGGGGCTACGACTGCTGCAACATTCTGCACTGGGGCCGTTACCGGAGCTGCAACTGCAGGATCTGCTACCACAGCCAAGTCGAGCAATTCGAGATCTGCATCGGCCATAGCCGTCAGTTGAACACGGTGAGCTTCGGTGAACTTGTTCTTGTTCGAAGCGATCAGCCCGTCAACCTTAATTTTCTTCTGCTCTGGAGTCATGTTGTTAAGAACCTCTTTCGAATCGTCAGACTTAATTATTCCTAAAGTCTGCAGAATTTCTTTGATCTTCACCGTCAGCGACTTTGCGCAAGGTGCACAAGTACCAGTTCCTGACTGCTCGATTTCATGATTATCGGGTATGGTCACGCCTGTGCCATCATTTGTTGCAACTATTTTCTTAGCTGCATTCGCTGCCATTGCCATATCACCCTCACCGGCATCGTCGATATCAGGCGCGTCATAGCGAGCGTCACAGTTATCATTACTTGCTGCCATCTGCATATCAAATGGATCAATATCCAGAATTGCTGCCCAGATAGCTAGCCACTGTCGCGGAACAAAATCAATCTTACCGGCAACAATCTGAGACATAGTAGCGGCATCGATATCGGCTGCCTGCGCGAGATCTGCGATTGTTTCATCAGAGCCGGTTTCGTTGGCGTAGCACTCTAAAGCACCCTGAAGGACTGCTGCGAGCTGTGAGCCATTTACCTTGATACCAACAGCCTGATTATTTTTTGTATCCATTTGAAATTCAGACTTGAGAAGTGCACGCGCTTCATTTTGAGCCGATGTAATTGCACTTGCCGGGATACTTGCCTGAGATCCTCTACCGCTAATAACTGCGAGTAGGGCACCCTTATTCAATTTTCCAGTGCCAGGATTAACTACAGGGAAAAAAATAAGATCGCGGAGAGTCGTAGCACTAGCTTCCCCAAGAAGAGTTTTGGAAGCAATCCACTTCTTCATACCATCAGAGGCATCATTGATTGAACTGGGAACACTGTCCGAAGAGTTAGTTGACTTGATGTATGCACGCGCATAAGCACCAAAGCTCTTATCTACAGCTCCCCATGATGACGTTTCGGTACCACTAAAAGAAGGGTGACGTGCCTTGGATGCAACATTGTAAGTAACAGCGGCTGTAGCCATAGTGTTCAAATTTACAGCATAGTCATCCGTTTGTTGATTTATTCTCGGAGCACCGCAGCCATCTTTCCAGCTACATGCCCCTTCATCGTTCGGGAGAAGAGCTAAATGATCCGGCTTAAGTTGGACTTGCACACCGGTATACTTCTCTTCTGCACCGGTACGAGGATTGATAAATACACCCTTCGTATTGTCTACAAAAGTGTAATAGCCGGTAGAAACTTCAAGAGGTTGCCCGGCTTGAAGTAGCTGTACGACCTTACTCCCGCCAGGAACAGTCTCAGCTTTAACTAAATCAATCCACAACTCGCCCGATATACCGCGAATATCCTCACGCGCCTGTACATTGAACAAGAAACCGACCACAGAACTTTCCATGACTGTAGGACTGCCAGCCGTAACAGGTTCGTTATTGGCATCCATCGGATGAGTAACAGGTAATGGACGCCCATTCCAAATATCGGCATAAGGGCTAACTAACTCTTCGTAAGATACATACTCGCCATTGTGCACACCTTCGACTATCGGTGTGACAGGTGCGACTAGATAATCTTTTCCATCCAATTTCTCTGTACGTATGAGATCTTGTCGTCCTTCAAGTACGGAAAAGTTAGAATTGCGGAGTTGTGCTTTTTTGCTTGTCACTTTTTCGCTTGTCACAGCCATAGACGATAGAGTAATATCACGCCATGTATCTGTTCAGGAGAAGTGTGAATAACAAAATTAGTTTATGCATGAAATAATCATAAAGATACTTTACGGAATACTAATTGGCTGCGGCGTGGGGATTCCGTTGTTTTTTGTCTGGTTTGTTTTTTGTGAGAGAACGTGTGACTGATCTCGAAGAGAAACAATTCTTACAAGCGTTACGGGCTAGAATCGTAGCAGCAGCGGATCAATCAACATACGATCATCGCCCGTTTATGATCCCGGAAGTTGTGCAGAAATTCCCGCACATGTCAGACGAAGAACAGTTGCAATATTCGCGGTTCAAATTGGCAGTTGCACGTATACTGCAGCCGTATACGATCTATGAAGTTGGAGTTGGCTGGGGTGTATCGGCGCAGGCATTCCTTGAAGGATATCCGGACACTAAATTCTTCGGAATAGATAACATGGCTATGGGAGTTGACCCGAATAGGGCGGTTTTATATAATCCCTTATTACCGTGCCGGGTTGTGGACTCTGCCGATCTGGATGAATTTGTACATCCAGACGGTCCAATCGATCTCTTGCACATCGACGGCGGGCATGCACTAGAGCATAAAGCCGATGACATGGTCCGGGCATTTAAATCAAAACCTGAATGGATTCTGATTGATGACTGTCACGACGTCATGGTAGCTGCTGGCGTCTTTGCCGGGATCTACCGCGCCGGTCGTAACGCATTATCTATGATGTACTTCGAGAATTCACACACTGGAAATCTTTTGATCCACGCCAAGCGTAGAGAACCTGAATTTCGTGGCCTGGAATGTAAACGAGTTTGAAACAATGCATATCAGTTATTCGGCAATGGATCGCTTCCTACAGTCTCGCTGCGGGCAGCCGTGGGATAAAGTATACTCAGAAATACGCAAACGAGATCTCTTCACATTCTGGCGTAGAATGTACCCGCACGATCACCTGCCTGTAGCCGAGAAAACCTATACAGGTGCCGATGGACATATCTACGGGTGCGGATGGCAAGGAGTCCATCGTATCGGCGGGGCTAACTGGACACGATACAGCTTTTATGTCGATCAAGCTGGCATCCTGCGTAGCCGGGCTAAATTGCGATTGGAATATAAACGGGAACAATCGGCCAAAAGAACGGCCAAATCTGTCGATAGAATACCGGCTAGCGGAAACTGCACATACGTTAAAGAAAATGGAATCTGGTACTTGGAAACGAAATCCGTTCTTACTTACACCTATAGACATCCGGCCATAGATCCGGTCACGGGTGAAAAAAACTCCAAGCTGGACACTGTCGATAAGATAATCGTTAGGAAAAAACAACTCAATAAAAAGGAATTGAAACAGTTATGTCAGATGCAATTGACTGTCTCGACACGAACGAGATAGTATGCCCATACTGCGGCTATGAATTTTCCGAATCATGGACATACTTTGAGTCCTCTGGTAATGAAGAAAAAATACAATGTCCAGAATGCGATCAAAAATTTACTTGTTCGCCAGACTACACTGTGACATACTACTCTCGTAAGTTATAAACGGGCGTGAGAATGGCTTCGACGGCAAGTAAGCCCTACAAGGAACTTGTCGGACGCGGGATCGATACCCGCCACGTCCACTTTTATGATTGTCAAAGTCTATATGAGATCAGCAGATGATTGGAGTTACGAAGAATGGATGGCAGCACAAACTCAAGAAGATCTTAATGAGGAAGATGAGCCAGGAACCTGCTTTTAAAGGCATCTTAAATCACTTTATCTGCTTTTGAAAGCACTAACGCTAATGGGCGAAACCTCATGACCACCTCACTCGTTGTTATGAGGCTGGTAGGCAGCGTGTACTTACCGGACCGGCTCAGGTAGGAAATATGATTGTCAAAGTCTATCGTAATCTCAAACACGGACGGTCGGCAGCCCCGCTGTATTCAGTATTATACAAAGGAAAAGTGATTGCCAGGAAACACAGAGTCCTACTCCGTGATGCGCATTTCATTGTCAATGAAGCTGGTAGGCGGCGTGTACTCGAAAGCGGACATAAAAATGTGCATGCTTTTGTCGTCGGAACCTTAACAAATGAACATGGATGTTTCGGTATAGATGCCGATGGAAATGATTTTAGAATGCGCGTAACTTACGACCCGCGAAAAGGCCCGCACTTCGTTACAGCAACGGCTCCGGTAGGAAGAATTGTAAAAAGTGCTCTCGGCGTACTGCTGAATGAGCGTGGTATCAGCGCCTGCTATCTGGAAACTGCTTGAAATATATAAATCTGACAGTACGCGATAATCTTCCAGAATCTAGCGTAGATGTCTACGATACAGATACAAAAGAGCTATTACGCAGATATCCTTTACATCTTATCCATTCTGGGTACTGGCACGCTACACAGAACGACCTTGCTCGACTCGCCTCGGTACGTATACCAGACCGGCTCAACGAATGCAAACTCTGGTGCTGAAAATTTCTTGTTGACTTTGCCGGACGTTGTGGTATAGTTCTTATCAATGCAGCAAACAAGCTGCAGAAACTTAAGCGTAAAAACGTCGCTATCAATGGCGTATTGGGTAAGGGCGGCACCGGCATATTTCCGGCCCGCCCGAACCGCTTAAGTTTGAAAAAGAGACGATATGAAGAACACATCTACAATTCGAACAGCAAGACTTCAGTCGTCACAGCTCCATTCCTATCCACAGCACCCGCTGTTGCCTTGCTCGCAAAGCTGGCTGAGTTTACCTCAGTCCTTTAGCCTGTAAGGCTAGCCTGCAAATCGGGCATAATCCAATTTTAAAACACGCTCCTGTAGTCCAATCGGAAGAGGCGTCTCACTCAAAACGAGAATGTTGGTGGTTCGAATCCACTCAGGAGTATTTGATAGTCATCTCTCTGTAGCTAATGAGGTCATAGCGCTCGTCTGAAGAACGAGAGAATTCGGCTCGATACCGAACGGAGAGACTTTGCGGTAGTAGTCGTGTACGGCGCACGGGCAGACTGTAAATCTGTCGTCCCTTGAGTTCCCAGTCGGTTCGATTCCGACCTGCCGCACTTTGGAGAGTCTAACGATCGGCGTGTGTAGCAGTCTTGAAAACTGTAGTGCAGCAATGCATCGGGGGTTCGAGTCCCCCACTCTCCTCTTTCGCTCTCATGCTGGAACAGGCATACAGCTATCGCTGAGAACGGTAGGTCGAAAGACGTAAGGGTTCAATTCCCTTTGAGAGCACTACGCCCGCATGGCGGTAATGGCTGTACGCACTGGTCTTAGAAGCCAGCAGATTAAATTCTTGGGGGTTCGAGTCCCTCTGCGGGTACTTTGGAATAGTTGCTTTGACACGTGACATGGATGTATTCTATTCCGCGTGAAGTATAGATATACAGATGAGCAACTACGTAGTGCTGTAGCAAAGCATACCTCCATAAGCAGCGTCATGGCTGCATTAGGCATACGATGGGCCGGAGGGAGCCATTGTAATATCCGTCGTCGCATCGAAAGAGCGCAGATCGACACAAGTCATTTCTCCGGGCAAGGACACCGAAGGGGAAAGGCCGCTCTCAATCGCAGACACTGGTCCGACATACTAATCGACAGATCAGGTATAGGATATAGACGGGAACAAACAGACAGGCTACGTCGTGCTCTACTGGAATCCGGAAGAATCTATGAATGCGAACTGTGCACGAATGCGGGTGATTGGAACGGTAGAACACTAGTTCTTGAGATCGATCACAGAGACCGCAATTGGTTGGATGATCGAGCCGAGAATCTTAGATTTCTCTGTCCCAACTGTCACAGTCAGGTTTAGGCTACTTTTATGAATGACTTTCTCCGTGTCGAGATCTTCTCTCTGGATGAGGCATATCTGGTTCTGATGCGCCCAGGTACTGGAGAGTTAGGTGGGGCCGAAGAGATCAGCCGGATGAAAGTCCCATACGAGACTATGAAAGATATGGTGACTCAGGACTGGATAAGAGAGTCGTTGTATGATAACGTAGTTTTCGCGGAGAACGGTATCTTCTCCTGTAAGTTTTGAGCGCTTGGTCGAATGGTAAGGCGGATGTCTGCAAAACATCCTTGTGTGGGTTCGATTCCCTCAGCGCTCTCTTAGATTTTCTCGCCATCGCATGAGTACATGGTACCGACGTATGTTGGGGACTGAGGCTGCTAGCGCTGGGCGGTCCTGGCGGGGAAGGTAATGCAGGCTCATCCCCCGGTTTAGAGACCGGTCCAGAAGCCCTCCAAAGGGGTCCGGCTTGCAGGAATATAGGCGTGTAGTTCAGCGGCAGAACGGTTGCCTTTGAAGCAACTAGTCATCGGTTCGAGTCCGATCGCGCCTTCTTTACGGACGTGGCTGAGTGGTCGAAAGCTCCGGATTCCAAACCCGGATGACTGTAATAGTCGCATCGTGTGTCCGAATCACACCGTCCGTGCTTATGCCGAGGTAGCCTTAATGGTAGAGGTGGCGCACTGTGAATGCGTCTGTCAGAGTTCGAATCTCTGTCTCGGTACTTCGGAAGAGTGTCCGGAATTTGGTCAACGGACCTGACTGCTAATCAGGCGACGAGTAATCGTCATGGAGGTTCGAGTCCTCTCTCTTCCGCTTTTAATGCCCTTGTGGTGGAATTTGGTAGACGCGGTCGGCTTAAACCCGGCTATCCTTCGGGATATCACGGTTCGAATCCGTGCAGGGGCACTCATCGTGACGTATAGAAGTCTGGTTTTTCTAACCGGTCCTGGAAACCGGCAAGCGCAGGTTCGAATCCTGCCGTCACGACTTATAGCGTAGTGCGGAAGTCTGGTCATCCTTCCTGCTTCGGAAGCAGGCAATTCGTGGGTTCAAATCCCACCTACGCTACTATGGGGGCATAGCAAAGTCTGGCAATGCATCCGGCTCTGACCCGGACATCGGAGGTTCAAATCCTTCTGCCCCTTCTTACACTAACTGCCTACGATAATTTTCACTTCGTACGACCTCCAGAGTCTTTCGCATCCATATTCTTTTCGATATTCTGCATCAAATCGCGAAGTTCCTGAAATTTACGTTTAATCACGCGTACTTCCATGTAATTTTTAGGCGCACAAAGGCAATCTTTTTGGCGCAGCACACGCGCCTGAGCGGTTGAAAGATCCTTAAATAGAATCTTGTAAGCCTTATCGGCGGATTCTTCCAGTGATTTCAAATCGTGAATATCCAACATGCGGAGAGGCTAGCATGAAACTAGCGTAAATGTCAATGGGGGCAGCGAAGAGTGATGCCGTAGGCATCACTCGGAGCGGGGGCAATACATATATATTACATGTAGATAGTACCTCCCCTACTCGCAGGTCCCAAGTACGTGCGACAGGCAGACATAAACAAACTATCCGGCTCTTGAATTGAATTTACTTCCCACTGCGAGTTGATGAGAAGTGCTTGCCTCGATACCGCAAGTTTCGATGGACTGGCGGCACAAGAGTAGGGCCTCGTTGTCCCATACTCCTTTTCAAGTATCACATCTGGCAGCTTACAAACACGCCAGAGTTGCGTAAATAGTTATACTAGCGAAATATCGATATTGTTGTTCTTTGCCAGCGTTTCATTTTGCTCCATATATTTCGTTAATGGTGCTCGACGTTCACAGGCAGCAACGTCGATTTCGGGTACATTGCCCGCAATAAATTTTGTATTCGTGATTGCACTTCATTTGTGGATACGCTGAGGATTCTAACACGCCAGCCGGACTCTCAAAATTTTTATTTGACATCTACCTTGCATTTGAGTATTCTCTTTCGCGAGGTATTCAAATGAATCAGAATGCGACAATAAAACACGACGAGATAGATATGGCGGGAAAAGCCGCTACGATTCCGGCTGGAGTGGACGCTCGGCTGAGGAAGTTAGTAAACGACTGGGCACTGTGGTGTCTAAAACCCGCTACAAAACCTACACAGGCTCAGTTGGATATTATTACGTTATCTGCGTATAGCGGCGGAATAACGGCTCTTATGGATATGCGCCTCATCGCGATGATGCATTTCGAGCTGTGCAAGACCAGCCAGGAATACCGCAAGATCTGCGATGTTATGCTGGATGAAGTTCTTGGCGGGCCACAGGACTGTCTGGACACGTTACTGGCTGATATGCTGCAGGGGCGTTAAGATGAACCAGAAACTCAACATTCGCAATTTCAAACGTCTCCGGAATTATATCGCCAAACACGTCACGCCGGGAGAAGTCTACATGGACTGGTATTTTGCCGTTAAAACGCGAAATATATTTGAAGAATTCTCTGTCGGTTGTGACACTCCGGGTTGTATTTACGGGCACTGCGCTGCACATTTCAAGAACAACAAAAGCGGCAGGTATACAGCACAGTCTATCGTAAATTTCTGTAATAAATTTCTCGGAATAGACCCCCTGTATGCAAGAAGACTTATGTGCATAGCCTGCTGGCCCGAGGAGTTACAGAATGATTACAGGTTCGGTATGGCTATCGAAAAGAAAAATGCCGTGCTGGAGCGGCTGGATCGTGTGATTGAGCGCGGAGATCTATATTAGCATGCCGAAGAAACGTAGTGCGCCGAAGAAACGTCGAATCAAGACTGCAATTTGCGTTGATCCGATGGGATGTGGCTGGCATACTCCGGAAGAAGAGATTGAATCACACATCAAGTATGCCAGTTCTGCATTGGATGCGACTCTCGATTGGTATCAGATACATTGTATCGGTCCAAGCTATATAAAGCCTGGAACCGAGTTGGTAATTTTCGATTTTGGCGGGATGTCTTGCGGTAACTATCTTATGGCTTGCAATTCTCGCGAGCTGATTAAATGGGCTTTAGATCATCCTGATGCACTCGTTTTGGTAGCATCCGGGTTTACCTACAGCAACGGTGTCCAATGTGAAATGGAGGCATTAGGATTCGCCAAGCTGCCAAACGTTATCGATGCCGGGTGTATTTCGGACGAGATTATTCCTGAATGGTTCAAGACTGGAAAGTCCGGACCGGCGTCTGTGCCAGAGGCAGTTTGCATGCGCTGCGAGCATCTTATCAGCAATCCTCTATACGGCGCTGGAGAGGCACACATCTGTTCGAAGTGTCTGAATCTCGTTTGCGGTGCGTGTTGGGAAGAAAAGAAATCTATTTGCGGCGATTGCGCAAAGTGGTAAATTGACATTTGTACCCAGTGCTGGTATAATGCTTTTCGGAGGCACAATGACACGACTGACAAAACAGGTTTCGAGATTCACCGATGCAATGGTCCGCGATCGCGGTAGATTGCGGAATATTGTTGTTACTCTTTTTCCGAACGACACGCTAGGATTGCGTCTGGCCAAGACCCGCAAGACAGAAATTGTTACCCTGGAGTCGATTTACAGTCTTGCTGTGAAACAGCGCGTAGCCTTGGAACGGGCCGAGAAGCGCAAAGCTCGCACTGAGAAATTGAAACTTCGAGGGAGACAGCGGTGATCTATCCGGAATTAGCATTGCAATGGTTTTGGCTGCGTCAGCTTTGTACAATTTGCAGTGGAAATGAGAGACGCGAACGCCGCTCAAACGGGAAGTACTACGGTTCCAGATGCAAGTGGTATTTGCTTAGAGACGGGTGGCATTACATTGTATAGTATTTTGGATTCGCTTTACCGGCAAAGCGAACAGATGATGCTGTCGAGTCCTGTAACGCTCAGTGACACAAAATTCTTTTTACCGAATTCCAAGTTCGGTGCATTTATGTCAGCTCAGTTTGATGGCAGACTGATTTATGATGTTGGGGCTGGAGTCGGGCATGTCGCGAAAGAGCTTACGGAACGCGGTCTGAAAGTTATCGCGATTGATATCATCAGACGGCAGGACACAGAATTCAATGTAGAAATGGTGCCTGGATCGGCGTGCGGTTACCGTCGCGGTTCGGTTGTCATGCTATGCCGTCCGTGTCACGGGTCTTTTATAGAGATGGTGTTTCGGCAAGCTGTTATGTGTAAAGCTGGGACACTAGTCTATGTCGGCAAGCAATCCAATGTTGCTGGAGATCTCGGCGGGTGGCGTTACCGTGGAAAGAATCCTGCTCGTATTCAGTTTAAGAAAATGCTGTCGAATGCCGGAAAAGATGGTGAGCATGTATGGGTTGCAAATTTACCCCTATTTGGTCAGACGCCGGTAGCCGCGCCGGGTAATGTCTAACTTGAGCCTGTTATCATCTTTGAACTTGGAGCGCTCGCGATAGATTTTGCGGATCTTGAATAGTTCTTCGGTAGCTTGTTGCGGATTGCGTTTATAGCCATCCTTGGTGATTTCGATCCAGCGATGGCAGCGGCTGCAAACTGACCACAAGTCACTAGGAACCATTCCAGACAGGTTCTCCAGGGTATACGCTCCGTGATGTACCTGCATTATAGCCTGACCGTCTCGTCTGGCACAGGCGTAACACTCCGGATCTTGTGCCAGTTTCTGCTCTCGAATAGATTTCCACAGCGGTGACCGCAAATACGCCGGATAATCCTTGAAACCCAGTTCGATCAAAATCTGATTTCTTTCAGCATAGGCATCCATATTTTGTCCTGGTTTTACCTTATTTCGGAACCTGCTGGTAAATCTACGTTTACGACGTCTTCGACGAACCATTGCATTATTCTGCTACCATGCCGTGGCATACCCTCATAATCCAGATCTATGAAGTCACGAAATATTGGACCGGTCGGTGGAAAGGTAGCTGTTAATGGCCCGGCAAGCTCTACAGGCTCGATTAAAGAGTCTGGGCTGTCTCCTATGAGTACGCATCCTGTTAACGCGGTGCCTGTTATCCAGCCGCTGCCTATTGATGTGAAGACGCCTCCAGGTGTCGGCATTGGCAAGAAACCGCATGACCGTCCGTCAGATCCGATGGTTCCCGGCCCGCCAGTAAGCACGATTGGGAACTAATCATAAATTCTTATAAGCACACGGTAAACCTGTGATACTATCCGTGTGCTTATGTCTATTCAAGCAATTCTTCGCCACAATTTATCCGGTACTTGGGAGCTTCTAACCAACGATCCTGCGCAGGATGTTCTTGCGGACGCGCCTACCGAAGACGAGGCTTATGTCCTTGCGGCTGAGCTGGATTTGGAGATAGTTAAACCGGCTCCGGTGTTGTCCGGAAAAGCTACAAATGCCTGCAAGACTGTCGGTTCTCTACCTTTGAATACTCTCTTTCGTATCGACAATATGTGGTATAGAAATATCAAAATGGGAAAGGTCTGCACTGTTACCGTAGTCGGTCAGAAGCGTGAAATAGAAATGTCCGGTAATATGGCAATCAGTGCTGTGAGCGTAATGAATCTAGTATGACAAAAGGTGTAAAGACTCCGTTGGAGATCCGTGCTGCGAAAATGAAAGCCAGGATGTTGCGCAAATCCGAACCTGAAGGTATTCCGGTATACTGGGCGGATAAAGATGTACGACAGGCTAGATTGCGTGTATTGTGCGAGTATATGGGGCTTACCCATACCGAGTTTGCTTCAAAACTTGGCGTCTCTTTATCATTTCTTGACAAAGTTATTCATGGTAAGCGCCCGTGTCCTATGCCGATGTTAAAGCTTGCTGAAGTTATCTATCGCGCATTCATCCAGCAGATGAAGCGTGATCGTGCCAAAGAGGCTCTGGAAGTGGTGAAGCTGGAATTACCGGATATCGCGACAATTGATCAGGCTATACGCATAGCTATTTTCAAATTGCATGCGCGTGGGAAGTCTCAAGAAGAGATAGCAGCGGAATTGGCTATCAGTCCAGATAAAGTAGAGGCTTGTATTACAGCTTTGCACTAGTGGCTTGGGAGTATAATAAGAGCCTTCTTAATGCCTGAAAATGACACCGGCCCGCAGATCTCCGATGATGAATTTCTAGCGGCTGTTTCTCCGCGAGATCTCCACGGGCGTATCAACTTGCGTATCGAGAAATCACTCCAGCACGAGATTGAGAATATTGCCGAGGATAGTCGATATCCACTCAACTCTTCGTCTGAAGTTGTACGCTATTGCTGTCTCTACGGTCTGGAGAGATTACGCGAATGGAAGCCTGGACCGACACTTCTAGGTAACATCAAAGCCGCAAATGCTCTAATGGCGCGAGATAAGATTCAATGTGAAACTGTAGATCTACTTGCACGTTTGGATGAGCGCATCGACTGGTACATCACGAATAATTATTTCGACGAGGCCATTGACTTAGTGGCCAGAGTTCGTGCATACTTCGACAGCTCCGAAGACTTCTGGGCGTCGAGAATACGTTCTGAGATTGATGCGAAGTTCTCCGGATGGTTGGATCAGATAGATGCAAGGAGAGCTATAAATGACAAGGAAGGCCCCGACAATGAAATCCACGCAGATGATATCGAAGTTGACCCTTTTGCATAGACCAGGATTCTTTGGTCGCCGGAAACCAGAAATCATAGCAGACTTGAATCGCGAGCACGGTGAAAATAACTGGACGCTAGTCTGGCACGATGGAATTGGTGATCCTGAAGATCCTAACGCGGTTCTAGTAGAATTTTTCGCTGCGTGCCTGCTGTTCTATGAACAGAGCTACATTCAATATTTTCGCGAGCATCCCGAGGAATTAGATTTTATTTGCTCGTTTGGTGAAGTTATCGACAATGCTATGTCGAATATCGAGTCCGGTTGCAATTATGCGCAGCAGGAAACGGCAGCGACTCACATTCAGGATATCGCAATTCGCAATGTTCTCGAACTAAATGGTCGGTGGTTCGAAGGTCCGCAGGATAGGATCTTAGTAGTTCGCAGTCGTGATAGCGAAGGCTACCGATTCAGTCCTGGTGTTATTCCTTATCATGATAAGGAGCACATCACAATGCCGTCAAAATGCCCGAAATGGGCTGCACGGTTCTCGCTAGAAGACTTCTGGCAGTCGAACAAGTATATTGCGGTGATTAATGCCTGATAGTAGAAACGAATTGATACAGGCTGCAAAAGAGCTTACGAATCCTATGACTAATCAGGATGCACTAGCAACGGGTGTTGCATTGCTTGGATTATCAATTAATAATGCAGCACACCATATCGCAGTCGCTATAAAAGAAGCGGCAATTATTCTCGGGAATTCGATTGAACATCAGGTAAGACGTTAATTGCTATATACTCCTCCTCCACCGGACTTTGGCGCACCGGCTAGATTTTCGAGCTGGCGTGACGGTCAAGATTCATTATTTTGGGATGTACTGGACTGCGATAAGCGTTTCAGTATTCATAACGCGCCCGTAGGTTGCGGTAAAAGTCTGGCCTATATGACGGCTGCGCTTGCAACTGGCGGGCGTGTGATTGTATTGACCGAGTCCAAAGGTCTCCAGGATCAGATTGTCAAAGATTTCGGCGGTGTAGGTTTGTTCGATATGCGCGGTCTCAGCAACTATACATGTCGCGCACTAGCGAAGGGCGGTCATCTTGAAGCGCTCTGGAGTAAGTTCTGGGGAGAACCTTCCTGCAAGACAGGGCCGTGTATGGCTGGGGTGCGCTGCGATTTGAAAGATAGTGGGTGCGATTACTTCGATACGGTTAGAGCTGCCCGCAAAGCACAATTGGTAAGCACGAATTACGCCTACTGGATAGCTATCAATAAATACAGCGATGGACTTGGTGCGTTTAATTGGCTCATACTTGATGAGTGTCATGCTGCGGATAGCCAGCTGTCTTCGGCACTCTCTGTGGAGTTTACCGCAAAAGATATCAAGGAGCTTAAATCCAAGCCTCCGAAGCCGACAGAGCCTCTCCAGAGCTGGCGTATGTGGGCGCGTGTGCAGCTCGATCGTGTACGCGGCAAGATAGAGTTTTTCTCTAAAGGTGCCCAATTAGGTACTGTAGCCGAAGGTGCTGCGATGTTTGTTACGGACACCGATATTCCAGATGCTTCAGAATTGAAAACGTGGAAGGATCTAGAAGGTAAATGTTCAACGCTGTCCGAGGCGTCTAATGATTGGGTTATCCAGCAGGAAGAGCATTCCGATACGGTTCGTATTGCGCCGGTATGGGTACGTCAATATGCCGAATCGCATCTATTTCTGGGTATTAAGCGTGTCGTGATGATGAGTGCGACAGTGCGCCCGAAGATCAAGGATCTTCTGGATATACAGGATGAAAATGCAGAATTCTATGAGTATCCATCGACGTTTCCACCGGAGCGGCGACCGATCATCTGGGTACCTACGGTAGCATTGCGGCACGGTTCCGAACCGAATGACCTTCGTACATGGTGTGTACGTATCGATCAATTGCTACAGCGTAGACTGGATCGCAAAGGAATTATTCATACTGTCTCATATGAAAGGCAGCGTTATCTAATCGAGAATTCCAGGTTCAGTCATTTAATGATGGCAAATACGCCCGGAAACACGAGAGCTGTGGTACAATCTTTCCGCGATGCATCAGCTCCGGCTATTCTTGTTAGCCCTTCCGTTGGCACTGGTTTCGATTTTCCTTTTGATTTGGCTCGTTACCAGATTATTGGGAAGGTTCCTTTCCGTGATGCGAGGGGAGAAATTCTCAAAGTTCAGTCGCAAGAAGACCCTCATTACCTGAGTTATCTTACTGCACAGGACTTGATACAGATGTATGGCAGGCCGAATCGAGATCCAAAAGATTTCTCGGAGACTATTATAGTCGATGACAATATCGAATGGTTCTTGAGGCAATATGCCGGTTGCTCGTACGACAAGCCTAAAGGGAAGTTTAGGCTTGAGCATTTCAGAAGTGGGCAGGACTGTTTCTTTCCAGAGTACTTTCTGGAAGCATTCGAACGTGTGGATGGAGTCCCGGACCCACCAGCATTGGAGGCGGTAGCACACGCATGATAGATCCGTTAGTATGTTCTCAGTGCGCCACCGAGTATCCGCGACCGTCCAGTTTATCTACTTCGACATTTGCACAATGTCCGTTTGTTTGTGAAAATTGTCGTTGCAAACGCTGTTCGGTTGTGTTAAATATAGAGTGCGCTTGCGGGATAGTGCACGGAAAACGTAGCACGATAGATTCCGCGCTCTGCGAAAGTTGTGAAGGTAAGATTGCAGAGTTAATCGAGGAAGAGCCGATATATGGCTTTCAAATTTCAACAATTACACAAGGAGTAAATTAACCAGACCATGTCAAAAGTTCAACCATCAGCAAGACCTGGAGCACGTCGTCCAGGCGCACCAGCTCCCGCAGCCGCAGCCGCTGCCGGAAGCTCTTTTAAGCAGTCTCCTGAAGAGATTGCCGCATTGCGAGCACTCCCCGAGTCGGGAGACGGTGTCGAATTCGACCTCGATCCTTCGCAAGCGTCTGCTGGCTTTCTCAACGATGAGACGGTTCAGATTCTCGCAGCAAAGTTCGTGACGCGCAACTGGAAGCGTAAGGACGGTACAATCCCGGAAGGTTCAACACCGGATATCGCTCTTGAAGTTTCCTATCGCCGTGCCGGTGACGGTCCCGATGATCGTCCGTTCCGTGAACAGTACAAGTATGGTAATTATGCCTACCATCTGCCGTCAGTGGATGGTAACAAGGTGAGTGTGCGGGCTTCTGCTCTCAAGCCGGGTCAGAATCCTCCGCAGCCGCGCAAGACCGATCCTGGTGTTCTGTTCCTGAGTTCCATCAAGAATGCCGGTGGTTCCAATATCATCGCAGCTTTCCGTAAGGATGGCGCGAAAGCTCTTGCCGGTCTCACGGTTCAGGTTCGTCGTCAACGTGTTGAGGGGATGAGCGAGAAGGCGAAGGATGTCCTTCTTGTTGATTTTATTAGCGGTGTGGCGACTCCGGCCCCTAGTGCTCCTGCACCAGCGGCAGCCCCGTCACCGGCAGTTCCAACAGCCGCAGCACCTGTAACGGTAGCGGCTCCGGCAGCAGCAACTCCAGCCGTATCTGGTGTGAATGCTCTTGCTGAGGAAGCGTTGCTGGACATTCTCAGTGCAGCTACGAACGGCACAATTTCGCGTTCGCAGATTGCAACAACGCTGATCCGTATCGAGAAGTGGAAAGCCCACGCCGATCGCGGTGCAATTCTCAAGGCGCTTCGAGACGATGCGTTCTTCGGTAGTCAGGATGGCGTTCTCTGGACGCTCGCTGGCAACGATGTAACGAAGCTGTAATTCGTTTCATTTCTGTATTCTGTTCGATAACGGCAGGGTTTGTTACATCAAGCTCTGCCGTTAATTTTTGGGATTTATATACTTTATTCTCTTGACTAGTGCGAGGGAGTAAAGTACTATTGTGGTCATGGAGGCGACGAAAATGACAGAAACAAAGTACGCGATTCGAGGCTACTGCGGCGATACGGACGGTGGGTATGATGACGAGTCCTGCGCCGACACGTTGAAGGAAGCGAAACAACGCGCACGAAACATGATGAGCGAAGAACACATGCGCGTTGTGGAGTCCACGGTACCTGTGATCTACGTGGAAGTGGTCAACATGGAAATCGGTGAAGTCGTGGCCGACTTCGGGACGCGAATCTAATGGGATTCGAGGAAACAATGGAAGAGTCTAGTAGCCAAACCAGTCCGAAGCATATCCTGTACGCATTTATTCGTATATCTGCGTGCGGCTGTGCGACTGCAATGTGTGTTGATTTCCACGATCAAAATACGCTACAGACTGTTTTAGAGTATGCTCGCGAAGGTTCTGTGCGACGAGTTCCGATCGAGGAAGCCAGAAAAGTAGTCGGTCCTTGCAGGTGCGACGACCCATACAATGCTACCGTGAAAGACTAGAAAACACCACACTACAGTTGATAGGGTGCCGTGGGTGACTGCTATTCACCCGAGCACTTAGAAAGGGCCGAACCTTAATGGGTTCGGCCCTTTTGCTGGTGAGTGTAAATTATACACTGAGCCTGCCTGTCATAATGCACTTTTCAATACAATATGACCTAAACCTGTGTTAATATCCTTGACGCCGCATATGAAATTGTGCTAAGCCGAGAGGATTGGGTCGTTGGAGATTACTGAAGAAGTTGTACAGATTGAATCGAACTGGTTCTCGTCGGAGCGCGATGTCACACGTACAGACGGTATCCATCTTTCGCACGTCATAGACTACATCGAATATACCAGGAAACAGCGGGATTCCTTTGGTGGAAAGATTTCTCAGATCGGTAACAACTACGCCGTTGCTGGGTTTTCCTGGGAACGTGTGCTCTCCAATATAGCTGAAAGTAATCCAATCGAGCTGTGGGATTGGATGTTTGGACGGGCACTCACTGAGCCTGTCAATCCTTTGATTATCCGTCCCGGTGAGCAGTGTCTTGATGCCGGAGAATGTCCACGCTGTAACGGTACAGGTTACACTCCAAATGAAAACGGTGAGGCTTTTATTCACCCAGATGGCGCAAAACCGGACTGTCTCGGATGCGGTGGATGCGGTCGAGTCTTAGTCTACATGACTCCGGACGGCTACCACATTGATGATCTAGTCCTGGAAGAATGGAAGCATACTTCAAAGAGTGCCAGAAATCCCATCGACGGTCCGAAGTTCAGCCGGTGGTTAAATTTTCAAATTCCTGTCTATCTTAAAGCATTAGGGCTTGACACGTGCAGACTTTGCGTGTATTTTAGTCGTGGTGATTACACAACCGGCCAGCCTATTTTCAAGAAATTTACGCTAACTTACACGCATCAAGAGATTGATGAAGTATGGGAGATGATTGCGCGTGAGGCATGCGAAATGGTTAGGCTTGGGTTGGTTGATAAGAAAGGACATTAATGGCTGATTACATTCCGAATGACGAAGCTGCTGCGATTGCAGAGAATCTGATCGAAAAATTCCATCCGAGATTGATCGGATTGAAGATTGCGCACCTGTTGCGTATCATGCCGGTCCCGAAAAAGAGCAAGACGCCGAAACCGCAGCGTGTTGGGAAGAAGGTTGTCCTGGCAAAAGCGTCCAAGGTCTCGTCTAAGACAGCGGCTCTTGCGGCAGAGGATTTCAAGTTTGTTATCGAGTACGGTTCGCTGTACTGGGATAAGATGGAAGACAAGGACAAGATAGCTCTTGTCGATCACGAACTATGTCATTGCGGTAACGACGCAGACGGTACTTACACTCTCCCGCACACTCTTGAAGAGTTCAAGGAGATCATTGACCGTTACGGATTCTGGAAAGATGACATCAAACAGTTTGCTGAAGCGATTGAAGGTGTCTACCACAAAGTTCGGGTGACGGCATAATGCTGGATCGTTTTATGGCATTTGTCCTATTGGTTATTGTATTTATTGCAATAAGACATGTTGTGAATATTATTGTTGCGACGTGGGTTGCGGAGAAAGCCAAGAAGGCCCCTGTCAAGATCCGGCAGGTTTCTATATTAACTACCGGGCCTGATCAAAAGGATAGAATTACAGACTACATGGATGTAGTAGCCTATGCGCACACTCCGGATGATATGTTCACTCTATTGCATAATGATGGAGTTATGACAATGATACCCTTTCGTGAAATACGGTCCATTGAAAGTCGAGTTGAAGGAGAACAAAAGTCTTGAATACCGCAGAGTTATCCGCAGCCGGGTTTGCTCCAATCCGGCGCAGCAACAAACGATTGGTTGCTAATATTCAGAGTATTCGTAAATCAGTTGGCAAGACACGGCTGGCTTTGACGGCCAAGAAACCGCTCGGCTATATCTCCGTTGAAATTGGCGGCGAGGAAGGCGTAGCTGACGACTTCATCAAGGATGGCATGGACGAGAATCCTGAAATTCAGATTGTCCGTATTCGTATGGACGATCCGGTATATCCGGACCCAGCTGCATACGGCACTGACGAGCGTGGCATCAAACAGTATGATGAAGCAATGGCGCTCGCAATGCAGAATGCTGCCGCTCCTGCGATGGATGCGTTCTATGCAGCTTATTATTTCTCTATCAAGAATATGCGTACGACCGTTGTTGATACCGGCACCGATCTCTACGCACTTGCCCGGATGGCAGACTTCGGACGGCTGGAGAAGATTCCGCAACTGGCTTATACACAAGTCAAGCGTGCATTTGCAAAGATGCTTGATGATGCCTACAGTCAGCCTGGAAACTGTCTCTGGCTGCATCACATGAAAGATCGCGGCGAGACCGTTGAAGAGAAGGGCAAGAAGAAATGGCAAGCCAGCGGCGTGTATGACATGGATGGGTGCAGTGTTGTCACGGACAAAGTTCAAGCTGTTATTGAGCTGTGGCGTGATGATCTTACCGAAGTCAATACTAACGGTCTCATGGTTGATTTTCATGCCACGATCGTAGATAGTCGGCATTCATCAATGGCTATGGGCCAGAAGTTCAAGAATGACGATATAACATTCGCGGATATAGCTATGACTATCGCGGGTGGTAATCGATCGGATTGGGAGTAAGTATGGATGATCGGAGTAATCAGACTACCGTGTTCATGTCAAATGAGACGCTAGGCCGGTATCTGCAGCAGCTGCGCGAGAATCTATGTATGACGCGGCGTGAAGTGGCGTCCAGGTATGGGACATCCACGCGGTTAATTGCCGCGCTGGAGACGGCCAAATCGCGTACATCTAGAAAAGAGCGCCGGACGTTCAAAGGCGTATATATTGAATTTCTAGGCTATGTGCGCAGGATTCGCAGAAACGATTACGTGCACCGGGATTTCAATCTTCGTGGTGCTCAAGAGAGGTTACTTGAATTTTACAACGCAGGGAGACTTTAAATGACTACGCGATATCGCGGCCAGAAGATCACAGCGCGTCAAAAGTTTAAGATTGGCGATCGTGTCAAGAATACTATTAGCAACGAGTATTTTACGGTACTCGGGTTCTATCGCGGCAGTGTGTTTTCGGTAAAGGTGAGACGGGAAACATCCGGTGTCGTATCGCGGGCATCTAGCATACTTCTGGACCGTGCTGTACAGCCGGAATTGGAAGCTTATATCGATATCGATTGGGACGGTATTACTAGCGCTACCCGGCCCGCTAAATTGAATTGGTTTAGGCGTACCGCTGAGTATGTCCGTAATAGGTTTATGACGCTTCTGGATTATATCGGTCGATCACCCGTTTCCTAATGCTGAAATTTGTTGCAGTCTCAGATACGCACGGGCATCAGCCGGTTTTACCCAGCGGGGATGTTCTTATCCACGCCGGAGACGGCTGCATATCCGCAGGTACTGAAACTGAGTTTCACGATTTCTTGACGTGGTTCGGCTCTCAGCCGCATCCGAATAAGATTTTTGTTCCCGGCAATCACGACCGGTGGGTATATGACTATTTAGGGCATGCCAAACAAGCTTGTGATAGGCATAGCATTGATATGCTGATTGATGAGCATACACGAATCGGCGGTGTAAAGATTTTTGGCAGTCCATGGACATCGCTATACGGCAAGACTGCCGGTTTTATGTATCCGCGTGCAGATGACGACTGTGTCTGGCAGGCAATACATGGTGAGGCTGTAAAACATCAACCTGATATTTTGGTGACACATACTCCACCGGCTTGCATCCTGGATAGTTTCAAAGGACTACCTGTTGGATCTCCAGGATGTTTGAAACTTGTTACTGCACTGGTTCCGAAATATCATATTTTCGGTCACGTTCACGAAAATAACGGCATTCGGATACGGAAGTTCAAACGCGGCATAACATATTTTGTGAATGTCGCGCATTGCGATAATAAGAGAGATCCTGGGACTGCGCCGATTTACACTTTCTTTCTGTAGGAGTTGTCTGATTGCACTTGTATATAGATCCGAGGGCGGGGTCCGATAAGCTTCTGCAAGAGTTCGAAGGTGAATGCGAGTCCATGATGCTAGATGCCGGGGATGTAGCCTTCTGGGGCAACGGTCCTGACGACGAGCCGTGGTTCATCGGTATTGAATACAAACAAGTCAGCGATCTTGTCGATTGTATCAAGAGCGGTAGATTCGCCGGTACGCAGCTGCCGGAAATGGTAAAACTATACAATGTATGTATTTTGCTCGTGGAAGGGCCTGCAGTGCCTGATTTCGGAAGACCTATCGCTGATTCATTCCGGCTGTGGAGACCGTTCGGCGGCGGGCGCGGTGTACAGTATGGTATCTCTTATCAGGCTTATGACAACTTCCAGACATCGGTAGCTATGACTGCGTTTTTGGCTGGGAAGCTGTTTATCGTAAAGCATTCCAGGGAGAAAAACGAGACCAAGCAGATTATCAAGGATCTATTTAAGCTCTATCAGAAGCCGTTCCACGAGCACACAACGCTAAGTACGATAGACTTAACTAAGGCTATGCGTGCACACAATCAGTTGAGTCTCCTGCGTGTCGAGCCTGATGACCTGGATTATCCCAAGTTGGTGCTGCAGAAATCTCTATTCCAGATTAAGGGAATTGGATGGGAATTAGCTGGTGTTTTAGCGGAGAAGTTTGGTACTATCGAGGTCGCATTGCAGATTTCGCAACGTGCGTGGGAAGAACTGGACCGTATCGGAAAGGGTCTAGCCAAGCGCGTTTTTACAACCCTTCACGGGTATGAAGATCCAAATTACAAACGTAAGAAAGGAAAATCTAATGAAGCTAAATCTGACGTACCAACTGGGGCCGAGAGCGGCTAGATTCGCATTATGGACACTTGTGGTCGAGCTAGGTGTTATTTTTCTAGCATACATTCTTCTATCCATTCCCGCACCACCGCTTGAATCTGATACAAAAGTCATGCAGCGGCATATTGCCTATCTGGAGAATCGGCAGGAGACGCTGGATCTCGCCATCGAATTCGGATTTGATCCGGTTATTGTCGATGTTACTCGTGAGCTGGCGCACAATACATTCCGTGACGAGTATGCCAAGCGCAAGAAACTCACATGGCGCTTTATCAAGACAGAGCATGAGTTGACTTACATGATCCTCAGTTTGATTCAAACGGAGTCCCATGGCGATCCTAGGGCAATTAATGTGCCCAATGGCCCGTCGTCCGGTATCGGTCTGACTCAACTTATCCTGTCTACAGCCCGGCTGTATGACCGCAGTGTGAATCAGCAGGAATTACAAACAATTCCGGTGCACTTGAAAATTGCTGTGCATTACTTTGTGGATCTTCTGGAGAAGTACAACGGAAATTATACGCTGGCGGTGCTGGCCTGGAATCGCGGTCCTGGAACTGTGGATCGGGTGATTGCTCTCGGCAATTCACCGGAAAATGGATATGCGAGAGCTGTGTTCGAGCAGGCTGCAGTGAGAAATTCGAAATGAGTCCCAAAGTATTTATTGCGGCATTAATTTCTGGCGTGTTTGTATCCTGTATTGCAGTCATGGCGTTCACAGTAGTGGCTGTTCATACCGATGCACAAAACGCTTTTGAAATGGAAGTGCAGGCACAGCACGACGTTATACGTCTGCATAGTTTGGAGCGATCGTTACGCATCGAAGATAGGAAGGGGCATATTGTGAGAAAATTTGTTCAAGTAGCTGTGGCTGTCGGGGCGGGTGGATTTAAATATATTTACGCTGTAACAGATGACGGCGTCATCATGAAATATGACAGTATCGGCCCCGGTGGCGAGTTTGGGTGGGTTGAGCTGCCAAAAGCGCCTGACAAAATAGGTTAAATAACATGTGGTGGAAACTTACTATTTTGTTCACAGCTAATCTGTTTGCATATACATTGCTGTATGTTACGTACGCGTGGGCAGCTAAGACTATGCCGTCTCGTATAGTCTGGACTGCCGCTGTACTAGCTGGAACGCTACTAGGATCTACGGTCGGTGAGCGGCTATTCAAATAATTGTTGACTCCACCATACAGCAGTGGTAAGATTCAATCTCGGTACGATTGATTTAGGTCAGTCGTAGCTGGCGTGCTTCGATCTGGGGGGATGATTTTTGTCGCCCCGTTCGAGGCCGCCCCATGTCGAGGCTTACATTTACAAAAAAGGAGCATTTGAAAAACTGTGAGGTAATATAAAAAAGTGTTGAAACTCAAATTGATTCTCTTATTGCTGTTCGTCAATTCCACCTGCTTCGCGCAGGTAACCCCGCCTCTGGAATCTCTTCCGGAGACACACTCCGAATGTGTTCTTCCTCTTATCGACCCCCTATTCACGTACAATGTTGATAGTCTGGTTGACCAGACGGTTATGGTTTCTTTGTCTGACGGGTACACCGCAGCCTATTACGTGCCAGCCGGGTCCTATGTGCGGTCATTTGTGCCAAACACGGACGGTTTGTTCTCCTGGGTTTTGATACGCGGAACAGATAGACTCTCAGCCTATACCACATTGGAGCGTAATAACAACCTGCTCGTAACATGTAGTAATCCGAATATGCTGAAGCATACATTCGGAGGTACAGGATGGACCGGTGTAGCTATTGTAAATACCAACTCGGATAGGTTGGGTTTCGATTCTCCATCTTCTATACGTGTGAGTCTACTCGCTGAAGGCCACCAAATTGGCCGGACACTGGTAGTGCATCCTGGTACGCAAAGCATTGTTTGGTTGGCGCAGTTCTTGCCGGACGATTTTGACATGAACGAGTTTCACACATTTACTCTTGTGACGGACGTGCCCGGTGCTGGAATATTCCTAGTCAGCTATCGAGATCCGGTTCATCCGGCAAACGTTCTAGTCACAGAGTACTAAAGAGCTTAAAAAATAGTCCTGCATGTGGAAAATTTAGGGCCGCACTTGTGTTATTCTGCCTCCTCACTTTTCGGTGAGGATTAACAGATACCCCATGACAATTTGCGGCCCTACAGTCCCCTTCTGTGAAGAAGTTCATTCCCAGAAATATCGATCGGAAGGTGAATCTTTCCGTGAAGCAATCAATCGCGTAGCCTCTGCACTCCAAGATGATGATGAACATTTCCACAAGATCCAGGAGATCATGCTGGATATGCGATTTATGCCCGGTGGCCGTATTCAAACGGCTATGGGCAGCACGAAGAACGTCACGCCATACTCCTGTTTTGTAATTCCCATCGAAGATAGTTTTGTAGACGGCTCCAATTCCATCATGAATGCTGCAACCAATGCGGCGACAACGATGCGAATGGGGGGAGGCGTGGGTTATGATTTCAGTTCTCTACGGCCTCGTGGCAGTCTTATTAAGAAACTCCAGTCGCTCTCTAGCGGTCCAATCAGTTTTATGCATATCTATGATGCGGTTTGCCGGGCAACGGCGTCCAGCGGGCATCGTAGGGGTGCTCAAATGTCTGTCTTGAGAGTAGACCACCCCGACATTGAAGAGTTCATTCACGCAAAGAACAACCAGGATAAGCTAACGGGTTTCAATACCTCGATTGCTATCACGGACGAGTTCATGGCTGCGGTAATCAGCGGGAAGAAGTTCGCGCTGCGGTTTGGCGGGGAAGTCTACCGGTTTGTGGATGCGTTCGAGCTGTGGGAAAACATCATGCGATCAACATGGGACTGGGCTGAGCCTGGAGTCCTGTTTATCGATCAGATCAACCGCATGAATAATCTATGGTATATCGAAAATCTGGTCGCCTGTAACCCTTGCTCCGAACAGCCCTTGCCTCCATTCGGGGCGTGTTTGCTTGGCAGCTTCAATCTCGTGAAGTACCTCGTTAAAGACAAGATGGATGGGCGCTGGAAGTTCGATTATGCCAGATTCGGGCGCGATATCTCTCCGATTGTCCGCATGATGGATAATGTTGTCGATCGCGCAATTTATCCTATGGACGCGCAGTATCGTGAAGCGATATCTAAGCGTCGAATGGGTCTCGGAATTACCGGACTTGCGAATGCTGGTGAAGCTCTAGGGTATACGTATGGCAGTGCGGAATTCGTGCAGTTCGAGAACACAGTACTTCAAGAGTTGACGGAGTGTGCATACCGAGCGAGTGTTAATCGAGCGATCGAAAAGGGACCATTCCCGCTATTTGATAAAGAGAAGTACTGCGCTGGGAATTTTATCAAGTCTCTGAGTATAGAAACTCGGGCTGCGATATATGAACACGGTATTCGCAACAGTCACTTGACAAGCATTGCACCTACCGGTACGATCAGCTTCTGCGCGGACAATGTGTCGTCCGGGATTGAGCCTGTCTTTGCCTATGAGTTCGATCGCAGCGTGATTGAGTTCGGCGGAGTGCGTACAGAGAAGATCCAGGACTATGGCGTGAAGTTTCTCGGTGTGCACGGCAAGCGCTCTATGGATATCACGGCAGCGGAGCACATCAACGTTCTGGCTACGGCGCAGCGCTGGTCGGACAGTTCCGTGAGTAAGACCGTGAATATGACCGGTGCTATGCCGTGGGAAGATTTCAAAGGAATCTACCTGGAGGCCTGGAAGCGCGGGGCTAAAGGTTGCGCGACGTTCAATTCGGACGGCAAACGGGCTGGGATGCTGGTTGCGAAAGAAGATCAGGCTGTGTCCTGCACGATCGGCCCGGACGGTAAGAAAGATTGCGGATAGATGCCAGCTAAATATACTCCTGTTCCGGGAGAGATATACGGTTCTTGGACTGTAATCAGTGATGCAGGGGTAGGTCGAGATAGGTCTACTCTTGTTAAATGTGTTTGTGCATGCTCCCCAGCCACTGAGCTTACACGAAAATATATCGATGTGCGTACTACGCAATCTTGCCGTCGCTGTAGTAATAAGTCTAGGTTAGCGATCCATAAACCTGTTCCAGGGCAGCAAATACAGAAATGGACAATTACCGGAATTGCTGGCCGAGACAAACGTAGACGTTTGTTAGTTCGATGCTTCTGTAGCTGCAACCCAACTATGGAATGCGTTCGAGACTACAGTAGATTGCTGCGTTCATCATCTGGATGTAGGAAGTGCTCTGCTGGCGATCCAGCATTGCGGACAAACCGGACAAAAGTCATTACTGCATGGGTGAGTAGAGGACGAGGACGACCGAGAGGTAGTTATAAAGTAACATTGGAAACAAACTCAGAAAAGTTGGGGTTGCGTAGAGCGTATCATGCCTACCAGTCTGGAGCGTATAGGCGCTATATTCAGTGGGATCTTTCGATGCGAGATTGCTCTGCCTTGTTTAAGGCAGATTGTCACTATTGCGGGATACCTCCTGCGCCGGTAGGAAAAGGTAAATGTGTATATATCCGCAATGGTATAGATCGCGTGGACAATGATAAAGGTTACATATCAGGTAACGTGGTGTCATGTTGTTCGGTATGTAATATCGCTAAGCGTATACGTACTCAGGAGGAGTTTGAAGCCTGGATTATCCGAGCTGCCGCGCACATTTCCTCCCGTCAAAAACCTCTTGCGGCTAGCGCCTGACTGGTGTATACTGCACGGTCATGACACGACTCCAGGCTCTAGATAAGCAGTTAGAAGATCTGCAAGAGAAGCGTGCAAAGGCTCTTCGCACATTCCGGCTGCGATGTAAACATCTCCACATTATCGAAGAAGAATATAAGCCGTGTGATGCCGGGAGATCTGATCCTCCATACCGTATATGTGCAGACTGTGGGGCGATTGAGCGCGGCTGGTACTGCGGATACCACGTTCTAACTACGGCAGACGACACTACTGCTAAGATCCCAGCACGTAAAATTGTGCAAACGATCAAAGCTGGGCAGCGGCACACGATTCCTGTGATGAGGAATCACTGGCCAATCTACTATGTCGGACAGAGCCATGCCAATTTTGTAGGCGGAGGCGTAAAAAGTTACGAGTCACTGATTGCAATTCCACCGGTAAAGAAGCCCTAGATCTGCTGCCGCAAATTGATCACCCGTTTGAGGGTCTGAGTCACACTACATAAGATGCCATATAAGAATAAGGCTGTTAAGGCGGCATATGCCAAACTATGGTACCAGAACAATAAGGATAGGTCTAGGAACTCTAAACGTGTGTGGCGTAAGATGCGCGGAGAGCATTTTCTCCATTCCGAGCGCAAACATAATAAAGAACGTGCACGTAAAATTAGATTACTAGCATTACAGCGTTACGGTAATCTCTGCAAGTGTTGTGGAGAAACAATCACAGAATTCCTAACTTTTGATCATATCAATGCTGACGGGGCCGCTGAGCGCCGTGCTATAGGAAGAGTTCAGCTTATGTGGAAATTGGCGTACGGCCCATTGCGCAGTGATATTCAAATATTATGTGCTAACTGTAATTCATCATTAGGTTTCTATGGGTTCTGCCCGCATAACCCTACCGTACACAGGCCGATTATCAGAAACGGGAGACCATGCAAGAACGCCACATAGATCACCCTTTTGAAGGATTAAGTCACCTGTTGGTGCCGCCCGACGGGCCGGAAGATTCTCCGGTACTTCTCATTGGCGAGTCTCCAGGTCACGAGGAAGACGAGACCGGTATACCTTTCTCTGGCAAGTCTGGGCGCGAACTGAACGAATACTATCTCCCGCGTGCGCAGCTACGACGCCGGGAAGTTCGCATCACCAATCTCATTCCTGTCCATCCGTACACGAATCGCAACCCTACCAAGGAAGAGATTGCCTTTTTCGAACACATCCTGCTTGAGGATATTGCGAAGACGAAGCCACGCATTATTGTGCCGATGGGCGCTTTCGCCGCTAAGTACTTCCTGGGTCCTGTTGACATGGGTACTGTCCACGGACTGCCGTTTAAGAGCAAAACGTTCGACTGTACAATTCTTCCAAGCTTTCACCCAGCTGCGGGACTCTATAGCACGGATACGCAGCCGCAGATTGTTTATGACTTCGAGCAAGTCAGTCTCGCGATTCAAGGCAAGCTACCTGACCGGCAATTGGATCTATATCCTGACCCGGCATATATCGAGCTGACAACTTATAAAGAAGTGCGGCAGTCACTGGACGGTTCCGGTGCTCTATTGATGGGACTGGACACAGAAGGCTACAAAGGAACACCGTGGGGGCTGTCTTACAGCATTTCAGAGGGTGTGGCTTACGTTATTCGAGCTGCCAGCAAAGAAGCTCTACAGGCGTTCGCGGACTGGATTCGAGAACATCCGGAATGTCTGATTATCCTGCACAATGCATTGCACGATCTTCCAATTCTCCGGGAGATGGGTGTCCATGTAAAAAACTTCGAAGATACGATGGTCTATGCCTACGCGTTGTGTGTCGAGCCGCAAGGTCTGAAGGATCTCTCGTTTCGGCATTGTGGGATGAAAATGAAATCCTATGAGGATGTCACTGGCCCGGCAATGCGCAAACTTACTGCGGAGTACTTGATTAAAGTAGCGTCCGGCGATTGGGGACTCGATCCGCAGGTTCCGGAGCGCGAATCGGATCAGGTTGTACGTTACAGACAGCCGCAGGCACTGCATAAGCGTGCTTTGCGTGTCGTTAATGATACTTTCGGTTTCTATACCGGCACAATTATCGGTCCTCGGAACGGCGGCTCTGCAAAACTGGATGAAATAGGCGTGCGTGTCGGCAAAGTAGACCACGAGACTGTTGTCCGGTTAGGTCTGCGCACGGAGACTGTCGTACGCGGTAAGAAGCCTAATAAAGTAACTGGACTAGTCAGGGAGAAAATTGTCGCAACACAGACTGAGAATGCTTGGCACGCCGAAGTTCCTATTACAGTCATGCAAACTCTGGATCAGTTCTGGGGTGAATTTATCTGGGAATTACAGCCTCCAATTGCACCGGAT